ACATGTTGAATAGAGAACAATACAATGATGACGAAGTTGTTATGTACGACTTCGATATTGAAAAATATCAAGAATATGTTGAGCAGGGTTATAAACCATTCTCGTCTTGGTTTGAGTCAATGTCAAAAAAATTCAAATACGATAGACGTAAAATTGCTCAAGAATTAGAATGTGATTTCTTGGGTTCAGGGGATGGTGTTATTCCTGGTGATATTCAGGAGAATATCGCTAAGAACATGATTCGTGTACCTAAAGAAAAGTATATGCAGGGTACTTTTTGGCAGTGGAAGGAACCAATTCAAGGACATCGTTATATTATGGGTGTGGACGTTAGTAGGGGTGATAGTGAAGATTATTCATCAATTAATATTGTTGATTTTGACGACAGAGAACAAGTTGTAGAATATATTGGTAAAATACCACCCGATGATTTGGCGGCAATTGCATACAAATGGGGTGTTTTATATGATGCGTTTATTGTTATTGATATTACTGGCGGTATGGGAATTGCAACATCAAGAAAGTTACAGGAAATGAATTATAAGAATCTATATATTGATGGTATCAACACAAAAAATATTTGGGATTATAATAAAAAGGCTATGGAAAAAATTCCGGGTCTTAACTTTAATAATAAGAGGACACAAATAGTTGCAGCATTTGAAGAACAGGTTAGAAAAGGATTTGCCATTCGTTCAACAAGACTTTTAAATGAATTAAACACGTTTGTTTACATTAATGGAAGACCCGATCATATGAAAGGTTCTCACGACGATTCAATTATGAGTCTATCTATGGCTTTATACGCTGGTGATATTTGTTTTAATCAATTACAAAGAAATGATTCGAAGAATAAAGCTATGATAGAATCTTGGGCGATGTCTGAAAGAACATATGAACCAAATAAAACTTTTTATTCCTATGGTACATCATTAGACCCAATTGGTTCTATGCAAATGGACCCTTCATTCTATCATCAAAATAACCCTATGAATAATTCAAAATCCGCGTATGAACAATACTCTTGGTTATTTCGAAAGAAGAAAAATGTTTGATAATTAAGAATAAATGTTTATATTATAATTAAAACTATTTATATACATGGCCGATAATAATCTAACAGTATTTCAGAAATTAACAAGGGTATTTGGGTTTCCCGGTAGAGAAAAACCTGAAAATACTCCATCGTTTAATTTCTCTAAAGATGAACTTTTAAAAACCGATAGTAGGGAGGAATATGAAAAGGCGATGTTGCAGGCACAACAAAGCCAATACATTGCAGACAAATGGACAAAATTAGACCAGTCTCTCTATAATCAATCGGTATATTATGAACCAAATAGATTAGCCGCCTATTATGATTACGAATCTATGGAGTTTACTCCTGAAATATCCGCTGCCCTTGATATATACGCAGAAGAATCAACAACTTTATCTGAGAAAGGTGAAATATTAACAATTTACTCTGAATCAGATAGAGTCAAAAATATTTTAGAAGATTTGTTTAAAGAAAAATTAGATATCAATACAAATCTTCAAATGTGGGCTCGTGGTTTGTGTAAATACGGAGATAACTTTGTTTACTTAAAAGTTGATCCAGAAAAGGGTATCATCGGTTGTCAACAATTACCAAATATTGAAATTGAAAGAATTGAAGGTGCAGCAACAAAAACACCTGGAAATGAAAGAGATTTAAAAATACCATCAAGAGAGTTGAGATTTCAATGGAAAAATAAAGAAATGGAATTTCAATCTTGGGAAATTGCACATTTCAGATTATTGGGTGATGATAGAAAGTTACCATACGGTACTTCTATGTTAGATAAGATTAGAAGAATTTGGAAACAACTTTTACTTGCTGAAGATGCAATGTTGATTTATAGAACATCAAGAGCACCTGAAAGACGTGTATTCAAAGTGTTTGTTGGTAACATGGATGATAAAGATATTGAGGCTTATGTACAACGTGTTGCCAATAAATTTAAGAGAGACCAAATTCCTGATCCAAGAAATGGACAAGTTGATATGAGATATAATCAAATGGCTGTTGACCAAGATTATTTCATTCCTGTTCGTGACCCATCACAAACAAATCCAATTGAAACATTAGCGGGAGCACAAAATTTAGGTGAGATTGCCGATATTGAATATATTCAAAAGAAATTATTAGCGGCATTAAGAATTCCTAAAGCATTCTTAGGTTTTGAAGAAGTGGTAGGTGAGGGTAAGACTTTGGCTTTGATGGATATTCGTTTTGCACGAACTATCAATAGAATACAAAAATCATTAATTCAAGAATTAAATAAAATCGCATTAATTCATCTTTATCTATCTGGACTTGATGATGAGTTAGGTAATTTCTCATTGTCTTTAACCAACCCATCAGCTCAATCTGATTTATTAAGAATTGAACAATGGAAAGAAAAGGTTACTCTTTATAAAGATGCAACATCCGATCAATCTCAAGTTGGTATTCTTCCTGTATCACATACATGGGCTAAGAAAAATATCCTTGGTATGAGTGATAGTGAAGTCATTCTTGATTTACAACAACAAAGACTTGAAAGAGCGATGGGATTTGAATTACAGAACACTCAAAATATTATAAAACGTTCGGGAGTATTTGATGATGTTGATGCGAAATATGGTATTCCTGAAGAAGAAAGAAAAGCGGCAGAAGAAAGTGGTCAGGCATCAGCGGGTGGAGATATGGGTGCATCGGGTGGAGCTCCACCACCACCTGAACCAGCTGCTGGTGGTGCCGAACCATTAAGTGAAAGTAGAAAGTCAAAGATATTAGGTATGTTGGGAGAAGAAAAATTGGATTTTAATGACCTATTTGATATGAACAAGGCCCAACAGAATATTTATGAAATAGAAAATAAAATAAAAGACATTTTAAACGATTAAAAATGAACAGTTTCGGAAAAATAAAAACAAAAATATTAGGTAAATTAACAGAATCCTATTCATCAAAGAATAAAACAGAGATGAAGAAAATCCTTAAAACAATCAAAGAAAATGAAGACTTTAAGGAAATGTATCTTTTTTATGAAGAAGTAGAGAAAAAATATTTCGATGATAAGGATGTTGCAAAATTATTTGTGGAGGAACTATCATCTGTTTTAAAAAACAAAACAAATAAGATTAAGGATTTTTGTAAATCTTTAAATGAGACTTTAAACGATGTTGAAGTTCAAGATAATGATTTATATTCTGTTTTAGACCAATTATCAGAAGAAGATACTTTATCAAATTTAGATAAAAAAGTAATAGCAAAAAAGAAATTGTATGAACATTTAATTACTAAGAAAGAGATTAAAGAATCGGATAAAGTTGCACATACACAAAATGAGAACCTTTTATATGCTGTATTGGTAAACAATTTTAATGTATTATATGATAACAATTTAAGTGAAGAACAAAAACAAACATTAAAAGATATTTTATCAATTCCAACTACTGAATTAGAATCTAAGACTAATGAATTAAAGGAATCTTTGATTAACAAAATTGATACTTTATTAACAGAGTCATCTGATGATGAAATGAAATCTAAACTGAATAATGTTAAAGAAGAGGTTAATAATAAAAAATCCTCAAGAATAAATTACTATAGATTAGTAGAATTAAAAAATGGTCTTGATTAATCGAGACCATTTTTGATTTTTTCAACGTATTGTGCTTTTAAAATTTCTTCCCTTCTTTTTACTGAAGGTTTTACAAATTCTTGTCTCTCTCTGAGTTTTTGAATTTGTTTTGTTTTTTGGACTTTTCCTTTGTAGACTTTCAAGGCGTATTCAATACTTTTTTCGACTTTTACTATTAACATAATATATAAGTATATTAAAAATATACTGAAAATATTTTTTATTTCAAATTATTTTATCTATTTTTTATTTACACCATAAAATTATGAAATATGTAATAAAATAATGAAAAATGGAAAGTATATCTCATTAGGAGATTACGGAAATGTTAAAATTGGATATGGAACTGTAGACTTTAAGAATTTAAAAACAATTTACTTAAAACTTAATTCATGGATTCAACCAAAAAATAATGAAGATGATTTTGACTATCTAATAAGTAAGACAAGAAGATTAATTAAAGAGATAGTCTATAATTTAAAAAATGAAAATTTTAAACCACAGTGTATTGTAGATTTAGATATAAAAACAAGAGGGATTAAAATAGAAAAAAGATCCTTTATGAATTTAGAAATCACATTGTTTGTTGAAAAGCAATTTGATATTAAAACTAAAACAACAAAATCGTCAATCAAAAATATAATTGAACAGGTAGTAGAAATGGGTTTGTCCGATAAAAACTTGTTCAACTTCAATAAAAATAAAAAATAACTTATATATTGATGTATTTATATAGTATAATTAACTATATAAATGAAGATATTAGGACCAAATGAAACCGGCAAAGGAATTTTGATTGAGTATGATGCCGGTCACGTATCTCCTGAAGAAAATAAAAAGATAATTTCTGAAATGAAGAATTTGGACTTCTCTGAAGACCTTATTCTTTTTGCTGTTTTACAGAAATACGACACCCCAAATAAAAACGGGCGTTTATATCCTGAACAAATTCTTAAAAGAGAAAACGAAAAGTATCAAAACTTAATAAGAAAAGGTGGTGCTTTAAATGAATTAAACCACCCATCCTCATCATTAATTGATTTAGATAGGGTTTCACATTCAATTATGGAAACATGGTGGGATGGTAAAATGTTAATGGGTAAAATTAAATTATTTACTTCACCCGCTTGGAAGAAAATGGGAATAGTTTCCACTAAAGGTGATCAAGCTGCGATGTTATTAATGAATGGTGCCACTTTAGGTATTTCCTCACGTGGTGTAGGATCACTAAAAAATGTTAAGGGTCAAAATATAGTACAAGATGACTTTGAATTGGTTTGTTTTGATTTAGTATCATCACCTTCTACTCCTGGTGCTTATATCTTTACTGACCCATCTGAGAGAGACCAATATCAAGAATCATTGGAGGAAAAACCAATTGTTGACGATAGAATGAGAAAACTTATGGGAAATTTAGATAGATTTTTATCTAAGTAAAAAGTTTTATTCTGTTTTTAATAATAACAGCTCGATTTTTTTATAAAATCATAATATTTATAAGATAATAAAACAAATCAAATGACTGAAAAATCAATTTTAGAACAAGCGTTACTTCAAGTACAAACACTTGAGGAGGCAGTTAAGCAAAATGCAAAAGGTATACTTGCTTCTACAATGAAGGAAGAACTGAACGAATTGCTGAAAGAGTCAGAAGAAGGGGGTCAAAAAGATGAATCCGTATCTGAGGGGGATGTTCCTCCGATGAAAGATGTCGATGAGTCTGATGAACCTAAGGAAGAGGAAAAAGATATGTCTGAACAACCTGAAGACGAATCTGATGATGAAGAATCTGAAGATGAGGCTGGGGATGATGAAGAAAATAAAGACGACCTCGATAATGAAGATCCAATGAAAGGTATCGATTCTGTGGACTCAGAAGGTGGTGAAGAAATGTCAGAACCATCTGATGATATGGGTATGGGAGATATGCTATCTGATGATGACGATGTTATGGATATGACAGGAGCATCTGACGATGAAGTATTGAAAGTATTCAAGGCAATGAAACCAGAAGATGGTATTGTTGTTAAGAAAGACGGAGACGATATTGAATTGGACATGAATGGTGATGAGTATATCATTAAACTTGACGAAGAAAGTGATTCTGAGGTTGAAGAAGAAGTAAAAGCCGATGAAGAAGCAATCTATGAAATCGAGTTAGATGAAGAAGATTCTGAAGGGGAACCATGTGAAGATGATGAACCAAAAGAAGTTGAAGCAAAAGAAGCGGCTAGAACATTTGCAAACGACGTTAGAAAACCATCAAACCAAGGTAAAAAATACAAATCTGGTCGTAAGGAAATTAACGAAGAGGTTGAAACTTTGAAAAAACAAAACTCTGAATATAAGAAAGCGTTAGTGTTATTCAAAGAGAAACTTAATGAAGTTGCAGTGTTTAATGCAAATCTTGCATATGCTACTCGTTTATTCACCGAACATTCAACAACAAAACAGGAGAAATTGAATATTCTTAAGAGATTTGATTCAGTTTCAACTATGAACGAATCTAAAGGTTTGTTCAACACAATCAAATCTGAGTTAAATACAAAAAAATCAGTGACTGAAAGTGTAGTTGACAAAATCTCTTCAACTCCTCAAACATCAAGTTCTCAAGAAGTATTGTCGGAATCAAAAGCATACGAAAATCCACAATTTAAGAGAATGAAAGATTTGATGAGTAAAATAAAATAATAAAAAATAAAAAAAATAAAAAATGGGAGCATTATTAGAATCAGGTATGGTTGGTAACATAGGTCTTAAGCACCTTCGTGTTATCAAAGAAGATACCATTAAAAAATGGGATGACCTCGGATTCCTCGAAGGATTAGAAGGTCACCAAAAAGATAACATCGCACAGTTGTATGAAAACCAAGCGTCTTATTTAATCAACGAAGCAGCAGTTTCTGATGCTAGTGGTTCATTCGAGACAGTGGTATTCCCTATCATCCGTCGTGTTTTCTCTAAGTTGTTAGCAAACGACATCGTATCAGTACAAGCAATGAACTTACCAATCGGTAAATTGTTCTATTTTGTACCTAAAATTCAGGAAAGAAGCAGTGGAGCACACTATGCACCATTCGGATATCCTAACACAGGTGCCACAGTAACTGCAGGTTATGACTCAGAACCAAGAAGTCTATATGATAGATTCTACGAAGATGGTGATGATGCAAGTGAAGGTCTTTTTGACTATTCAAAAGGTAATTTCAGTACTATTTCATTGACTGGTAGTTCTTTACATTCATTCTCTAACGGTGACGCCGGTTCTGCTGTTACTTATGCAGTAGGTGACTCTTTATCAAGTGTAATCTTGAAATTAACTGGATTCCAAAAAACTGGTCAAGGTAAATTAAAAGGTGCAAACGGTAATGAAATGGATACTGAAGAGTTCTTAGCTTCATTACAAGTTGTTGCCTCACAAGTTCAGTCTGGCGCATCTTTACCATTCACTGTCGTAACTCAAAAATACGGTAAAGGTATTGTTGAGTATGGTCAAAAAGGTGGTTCAGGTTTAGCTAGATTTGATGACATTTGTGATGAAGATGGTTCAATCTTCTTAAACATAGATCTTCAAACCTATTCTTCAACTGCAGGTTTTTCTAACCATACAGTAGCTGGTTCAACTTTGATTGGTAGTGACTTCGTAGCAAGTTATCGTCAATATGACACACTTGAGTTCGAAGAAGAAATCGGTGAAGTATCTTTCGACTTGTCTTCTGTGACAGTATCTGTTACTGAAAGAAAGTTAAGAGCTAGCTGGTCTCCTGAATTGGCTCAAGACGTAAGTGCATTTCACAACATCGATGCTGAAGCTGAGTTAACTGCATTGTTATCTGAGCAAATTGCAGCTGAGGTTGACCGTGAAATCTTACGTGACTTAAGAAAAGGTGCCGCTTGGAAAGCTAAGTGGGACTACAATGAGTGGAAATACGGTGGTACTTCTGGTGCTACATTAGTAGGTTACACTCAAAAAGACTGGAACCAAACGTTAATCACTAAGATTAACCAAGTTTCTGCTCAAATCCATAAAACTACTTTAAGAGGTGGTGCTAACTGGGTTGTTTGTTCTTCAGAAGTATCTGCGGTATTTGATGATTTGGAATATTTCCACGTATCAAACGCAGCTCCTGAGCAAGATCAGTACAACATGGGTATTGAGAAAATTGGTTCAATCGCAGGTAGATATCAAGTTTATCGTGATCCTTACTTCCCAGCTGGTAAAATTCTTATCGGTCACAAAGGTAAGTCATTGTTAGACGCTGGTTACATTTACGCACCGTATGTACCTCTACAATTGACTCCAACAATGTATAATCCTTTCAACTTCACTCCAATCAAGGGTATCATGACAAGATACGCTAAGAAGATGGTTAACAACCGTTAATTCGGTG